AAAATTGGGCTTGTTTCATTGAAAGACTTATGGATCAGGTTTCACCATCATTGTTGAACCGCCCGGTGCGGACCCGCATGCCGGGTGCTGTGGGGAGGGTTGGAGAAAGACCAGCCCTTACCCGATTGACCGGACACCAGTCCTTCGTGGTCAGAGACGCCTTTTGCTTTCAGATCGTGAAAGTGCCACTTCTCGGTAATCAGTTTTTCATCTACGGCACTGTTGATCAGTTTTTGCCACTGGCTCTCCAGGGTGTTCTTGTGCATCTTTTGTCCCGGTGACATCTGAATACCTTTTTTGGCCGGGACGTTGGGCGCTCCAAACACATACTCAAACTTGGCACCGTTGTTGTAATCATCGAGGGTTTGCAGAGCTTTTCTCAGTCGTGGAGTCCAGAGCGTGATTTCATCCAGTGAGCCTTTTCCCCGTTTTAGCTGTATGCCTTTTTGCAACAGCTGATCCCGATTCATATTGATCAGTTCAGATCGTCGAGCCCGACAGATATAGGCAAACTCCATCATCGCTTTCCAATAAGGATTGGCAAGATAGTAAACACAGGCATACTCTTCATCGCTGACGTACACATCCTGCCGGTTCGGTCTTGGCAGGGCTTCACAATCCAGCGATGGGTTGGGTGGTACGCCCTCCAGGTGACTTCTGCCCCAGCTCCAGGCACTGGAGATTAACTTGCGGGCAACGGCCACGGCTCCCAGCTTGTCTGAAAACTTTTCATAGAACCGGTTCAGTGAAGGCGGCGTGATCAGGGCAAGAGGCACATTGCCGAACGAACCATAGCCTTCGACGGAAAACTTTTTCACCTTGGGGGTATAAAGCTTTTTGTTGTACTGCCAGTCTTTGCTTTGGCTTTTGAACTTTCTGGACTGAAGGTATTCATCCAGCAGCCAGCCCAGGGTCTGGTCAGAATTTTTTTCCAGCAGCTCGATGGCCATGTAAAGTTTGGACATACTCATCGTGTCCGGACCCAGAACGATTTCAGCGCCATACACATTCTTTTGGCCGACACGACCATGGTAGGGTTTATAAACGAAACGCCCCTTGCAGCGATAAACGCCTTCCGGCAAGTGGGCATTTTCTTTATTGCGTGGTCTTCCCATCAATACTGCTCCTATAGGAATTTGAGTGTTTGTTTTTTGGGTTGTTGCGGTTCAGTGCCAATCAGTGGCTGGTTAATGGCGGCGTAGGTGGTGACCACTTCGCCATTACGTCCGTAGTAAAACGGTATCCGGTTTTGCACCATCCATTTGACCAGTGCCGCTTTTTGCTTAATGCCTGACCATGCCATCAGGTCAGGCTGGGAAATCAGCGCATCCATGTCGCACGCCCGTTAAAAGAATTTCAGAATGTCGTACCCCAAAACCGGCTGGGCATTACTGGTGGTCAGTCGCTTACTGTTGCGGTTGTGGAATAAGGTTTCCGTGGGGTCGTACATCAGGCCGAACTGCCAGCCTTTATCGGTAAGCAGGTACTTGCCTCTTTTACCCTGACCGGTCCATTTGATGAGCCGGTGTTTTTCCAGTACCTCCACCACATGCTGACGGCTGCGACCAATAAATTCGCCCAGCTCTACCAGTGAGAAGTAATCGTCCAGTTCGTAGCGGTTGCGTTTGCGCTTTTGTTTTCTTTGCGCAGGCTCATCATCGCTATCAGATCCAACCACCGCAGGATCAGCGTAGCGGCAATCCTGATCGCTCGATTCAGTTTTGGATTCATCGGGGATAGCAGGTTGCAAGCGGTTCAGTACGGTCTGATACCATTTCACCTGCTTTACTGGCGCACCACTGTTATGGGCTTTTCCGGTATCAAGGATTTCACACAGAGGCTGGCCCTGATCGGTGGGTACCCACAGGCTATCGATTTTGATTTGAAGTCCTGCCGCTTCCAGCAACCTGTTCACCTGCCGAGGATCTTGAGGCGGTGTCATCATCTGACCCAGCTGGGTTGGGGTAAACGTCATGGCCTGAACCGGTGCTACCAGTTGCTTCTGGCCCATGGCTTCTAAAGGTGAGAAACCGATCTGGCTTTTCAGTAATCGGTCAGCGGAGAGCAGTTTCTGGTTTCCGGAAAAACCCAGTGCCTCGACAAATGCCATGGCTCTCAGTGAGGTGGCCATATTTATTTCGAGCAACGCCTGAGGTGTGGATAACTCGGGTTGATAGATTCCGGGCTTATTCAATGCTGTGATATTGTCGCGACGGGAGAGCAGCTTTTCATGTTTATCGTCAATCGCTTCCTGCCTGGCCTTTTTTCCTTCGGTGGTCATGGCTGCCAGAAGTACATGGTTAGCGGCATTGATTGTGAAGTGATAAACCTTGCCCGGCCTGCCTCCGATACTTTTCCGAAACGATTCGGAAAAGTCTTTTCCCGCAATAAATCCATGCCGGCTAATCTGCTTATGGAGAGAATCCGTTGGGTCTTTGATGCTCAGCCCGCATATTTGTAATAACTGTTTACCTTCTACCTTTTCATCCTGAACAATGCCGGCCCGACGGATTTTCAGTTCTGCCTGCTCAAGAGTGGTGATATTGGTGCTCATGGTGGTCTTGGTGCTATGCATGTTTTACTGTCCTTGTTGTGTAATCCATCCTGTGGATAAAAAGTCAGTGCAGTTGCTCAGGCGTGACCAGCGAGTCAGTGTTTGACTCATGCCGATCCATGGCCTCCTGAATGACATAGTGACGAAGGATCATTTCCTGTTCTTCAATTTCCCGGATACTGGGGTTGTCAGGCAGTGTCATGTTCAGCAATGCGTTCATGGCTATCCGGAACAGGCAGTTGCTGCAGATGCTCTTGCCATTCAGTGTCTGGAAATAGTCAGTACTGATATTGGCCTGGGCACTTCTTCTGGCTCTCAGCTCTTCGGCGATCAGCTGATCTTCACTGTCAGAAGATCGGGCGAGACCACTAATGGCCAGGCTCAGGGAGATATCTTCCAGTGTTAGTTTGGGCATCCTTGCCTCCTTAAAATGGAATTGAACTGTCGTATTCATCGTACTGCTCGTAATGGCTCTGGCCGGGCTGCTGTGTTGCGCCATTACGGGCATTGGCATACTGGTTTTGTGATGCCCTTTGCTGTGGCTGGGTTTGAGTCTGCTGAGGTTGTTGGTTGTTGGGGTTCTTTTCCAGGAACAGCAGTTTGCCATTGAAGCCGTTGTGCACGACTTCCGTCTGGTAACGATCCTGGCCGTTCTGGTCCTGCCATTTTCGGGTCTGGAGCTGGCCTTCGATCATGACTCTGTGGCCTTTGGCCAGATATTGAGCCGCCAGTTCAGCGGTCTTGCCATACAGCACAACACGATGCCAGTCGGTGCGGGTCTGTTTCTGGCCGTCTTTTTTCCAGCTCTCTTCGGTGGCCAGGGAAAGGATGGTGACGGCATCACCATTGGCTGTGGCTTTGCAGTCCGGGTCTCTGCCCAGTCTGCCAATCAGGGTGACACGATTCATGGATGCGACCATCAGGCGGTCTCCTTTTCTTCTTGTAGTGACAGTTGTTGAGCGGGGGTAATTAGCCCGGCGCGGCGGATGATCAGTTCGATGCGGTATTCATTGCCATGGCGATCATAGCGGTAGCAGTCTAGTGAGCCTTTTCCAAGCCACTTTTCCATGCTGTAAATGTCGTCGGTCAGGATTTCCTCGGTGACTTCACCATCGGTATAGAGCAGGTCGGGCTGCTCTTCGTTTTTTTCTGGTGCTGTGGCTGGTGCGCGTTCTGGTTCCGCTTTCGGTTCATTAGCCGCCAGATTCTGTTGGGCTTCCTGATTGAGGCGCATTTCAATAATGGCCATGAGGTCCGGTGGTTCCTTATGCAACAGGGTATCCAGATCGGGAAACAGGTAGTCTTTGTCATTAGCCATTTTCCGGAACAACGCCAGATTATTTTTCACCGCTTGTGCTTGCTGCTTCTGCTCAATTCGAGCCTGTGCCAGCCGGTTATTTACAGCTGACTGCATACTGGATACGTTCTTCTTGCTCTTGATGACTTCCTGAAAGTCGATGGCCGTGATCACGGCGGCGATCCAGCCCGGGGTGAGTTCAACATTGATGGCCTGACGTTCTTTTTCCAGTGTGGTGACAGCTTTCAGCACCATGCTGTCTTTTATATGCTGCTTTTGATGTTTGACCTGCTTGTCCAGTGACTTGCGTTTGCTGGCCATGGCAACGGTGAGGTGGTCGATGCGGGTAAATAGTTCAGCGATTTCCGGCACCTGGGCAAGTGCGGCTTCTTTGCCGTCCTTCAGTTTCTTTTCCGTCTTTTTGAAAAACTTCACCGCCGATTCGGCGTCAGCAAAATCCTGATCGCTGACCAGTTCGGATTTCACTGAATCAATGCGGTGGTGGATCTGCTCTTCAAGTTGGGGCAGATTGGAGTGATTAACCTGACCGTTAAGTTGGATAACCAGGGCGGTAGTATCCTGAATAAGCTCGCCTTCCAGCACCGGTGAGGACACTGGAGGTTCAAAGCTGTGCAGATCTTCCTGAAACTGCTTCCATCCAGCGATCAGGGCTTCACGACGATAGTCTTGGGATTCATAGTAAACATGGCGTAGATTGGCGGAGGTACCATCGGAGCAAACAAACAGTACCCGTTCGGCACCACTGACCAGTAGCTGTTGTTCCAACTGCCAGTAATAGGCAGGCTCAATGCCTTCCCCTTCGATCTGGGCTACCAGCTTTTCATTCCAGAGCTTGTGCTCAAATATCAGGTCTTCCATCATGGTTAGCCCGTCGAAGCTGGCCAGCAGGGGTAGACCGTCGATGGTGGTTGCACCCGTGGCCGGAAACAGATCCGCGCCGACAATCTTTTCCGCCAGTGGTCGTGCCTCTGCTTCAGCCTGATGTCCGGCATCGAATTTTTTTTGCTGGAATTCGTTTACCTCTGGGGTACTGCCGGTTTTCTTCTGGTGCAGCAGTTGGTCCCGGCTTATAAACGGACTGTCGCCCATCATGGCCGGTGCCTCGCTGGCGGTGAAATAGTTCTGGCGCAGGGCGAGCCATTCAGGCGTCCCCTGTTGAATATCGAGAATGTCCATTTAATGGCCTCGTGGTTGGATGGCTTTCAGTTGTTGTACTTGCTGCGGGGTGGGTGGAGCTTTGGATTTGATTTTGCGAATAATGCGATCTGCACTCTGTTTACCGGACTCAATGGATGCCCGCCACTCCGATAAATGGCGCTGGAAGTCTGCATCGGGGTAGTGGGCCTGAGTCTGTGGTTGGGTATCTCCATTCATATCGGGCACATAACCATCGGTGTCATCATCGGTGCAGGCTACCCCAAGAATCCCAACCAGAGTCTGACGTTTCAGATAGGTCACGGTAGAACCGATCTGCTGCAGGGGACTTTTATTGCCGGTGTTATCCACAGGGCCGGTGGCGGTGTTACAGATGGAGTGGCCAGATACATGACCCAGATTGCAGGTGATCGTGATAGATGGTCCGTTCTGCTGTTGCTCAAACCAATAACTCAGGCCGTACCGGTGAAGAACCGGCTGAACCGCAGCAACCACATCATCAATAGAGGCATAGGAGTACTCCATACGGCCGCCACTTTTAGTATTGAAAGCAGCACTCTTGCTTTTCTTCACTACCGGCATTTCCTGCTGAAAGCGGGCAAAAGCTTCATTGAACTGCTGTCGTGCAACAATGGACTGGCTCTGTTCATACAGGCTCATCACCCGTTCCAGCGTGTCGATGCTGGCATTCTGGGCAATGGCTGACTGCATGATCTGGCCCACTTCCGACAGTGCGGAGGACTCAGGTTTATCCACAGGCAACACTTCTGTGGATTCAATCAGTTCGGTTTTCTTTTTAGCTGGCATGGCGAAGGGCCTCGTCCCGGTGAATACGGTTTCTGACGGCCAGCACCTGGTCAGCAATTTCCATGCGAAAACTCTTTTCCAGGGCACTAGACAGTGAGCGGTGCAGTTCGCACCATGCCCGGAAATCAACGATCAGGGCGTCCTCTGTTGTTGGATCTTTACGCCATGCGGCAATTTCATCCCTGATGACCCGGTAGATCTGGAGCACGGTCATATCCGGCGTGATGTTGCTGGCGATCCGGTCTTTCAGGATGCAGACCTTGCCGTAGTCGTAGGTGTACTGGTTGATGTTCAGCCAGTCGCTGATACCCGTGACGACGGGTTCTTCTAGCCGGTTTATCGCTTCAGTATTTATCTCATTAACCACGGCAATAACCTCGCTTGCTCGCATAGTTGATAATGTCCCAGCCGGAAAGGCGGGAGTTTTCGTCGTTGCAGTCATGTACCAGCTGCTTTACTGCCAGCCAGCGCAGGCCCTGCATGGGGTGGAATTCTTCGGTGAGCAGGAACTGAAGGAAGGTAAGGGGTGTGAAGGACTGGAAGCCGCTGACCTTGAGCATGGACTGTTGTTGTAGCTGGTTCAGGAATTCAGTTTCCAGGTGTTCGAGTTGTAACTCGACGTAATCTTCAAAGATTTCTGCGGCATCGATGGCTGCCAGGTATTTATCGATGTCATGGGATACTGCGTCCATTGATGCTCCGTTTATTGTCTTATTGGTTAGATATTTTTATTTAAATGATAAACGTAGTGCGTTACAAATAAAACGCAATTTAAAGTTTCTATCTAAAGTTTAAATGTATTAGATTTAATCAATCGTAAGGCGTTTGATCTCGATAACTGGCGCATCGTTATGGAAGAAAGATTAGAAAACTGTTTGGTTCGGGTGCCGATAGCGGTGCGAAATAAACTGTCGGGCGTTACAAATGCCGGGAGTCATGTCGTGATTATCAACGGTGAGCCCGTGGGGAAAGGCCGCCCCAGGTTTACCCGTTCAGGCCGTTGCTATACGCCAAGGCAGACGTTAGAGGCTGAACAGGCGGTGAGGTCAGCGGTGATTCGCCAGTATGCCGGGTCACCATTGCCTGGTGCTCTGGCAGTAGAACTGCTGGCTATCAGTCAGATTCCAAAAAGCTGGAGCGGAAAAAGGCAGAAGGCGGCCAGGGATGGAGAGCTTCGGCCAGGCCGGAAGCCGGACTTTGATAATCTTGTCAAGCTTTACTGCGATGCCCTGAACGGCGTTCTCTGGGAGGATGACAAGCAGATTGTCGATGGCCGCTGCATCAAAGTGTACGGCGAGCGGCCAGGGGTGATGTTGTGGTTCTGGCCGGTATGATCAGCGTTTCATGGTAACGCTGTAGCCAATAACTGAACCCCGGTAAATCGCCATGATGTCTCCTTCATGGTTGAAGTTCAGGTTCTGGTACATGGGGTTGATGACACGCAGGTGGTGCAGCCCCGGCTCAATCTGTCGCCACAGGCGCAGCACCATATTACCGTTATGTTCTACCAGGATGATGGAGCCCTGCACCGGCTGCTGTTCCGTATCAATCTGAACCCGGGCACCCTCAGGAATGGCCAGGATATCCCCACGGCTTGGGTCCAGCAGCGTATCGTTATCCAGCAGTACGACAAAACTTTTCTCACCGGTGGACTCCACGATACGGATGGCTGAGCTGGCTATGTCGCTTAACTCATCCTGCTTTGTTGCATATTTGTTGAGCAGGTCTGCCACCTGATCCATACGGATTTCCGGCAGGTGGTGACCGGGCAGGGTGTCTCTGCCGGTTTCCAGCCAGTTGAGGCTGACCTGCAGGACATCGGCCAGTCGCATTTTCTGCTCCAGCTTGGGTTCCCGCTGGTTATTCATCCAAAAGCTGACCGTTGTCCGGCTAACGCCAATCCGTTCGGCAATCTGGGCGTTGTTGAGTCCGTGTTCCCTGGCTTTTAGATTGGCCCGGTCTACCCAGGTTTCGGTGGTCAGGGTTTCAGTGGTCACGGCACGGCTCCTTGTTGCTGTTATTGATGTTGGTGTTGTTAACCATCATAAGACAAATTCCCTGGCGGATAGAATTCCGGGGGTTTGCATTCTGTTACTCAGGCCGTTTTATCTGTATCGAATTGTTGTAAATACACGTTCGTATGGTAACGTTTGTGATTCTGGATAAATAAAAAGCAAACGGAGTGATCGCTATGCATCAAAATAATATCCCATCCCTCTGCACCATTCCTCAGCCAGTCATACCGGATTGTTTGCATGGAGTAAGATCATGACCGAGAACCCTGGTGAGAACCATCAAGACCCCCTTCTTTGGCATGAAACCCACTGGCCGGTGGCCGGACAGGAGCAGGATCAGTTGTTGCCGGAAGCCTTCTATCTGGACTTGGTGGCCGATTGTCCGGATGTTGATGTAGAGGCTGAACTCAACAATGCCCGTGCCTATATGGACCGCAAGTTTGACTATGCGCCCACCTGGCCGCAGCTGTTCAATTTCCTGCTGAACTGGATGCAGCGTAACCAGAAACGCAACTTACGAATTAAGCGTTGGCTGGGAGGGGCGCAATGAAAGAATTTGGCAAAGTATCCTCCGGCTTCTGGATCAGTGATGACATTCAGGCACTGTCTGACCAGGCCAAACTGCTGGCTCTTTATCTGTTGACCACTGGGCACGGAAACCTGATTGGCATCTTCAGGATGCCAAAAGGCTATATGGCGGCAGACCTTGGCTGGGAAGAGCCGAGCGTTGAACGAGCGATTGCCGAGCTAACGGCGAGCGGTTTCCTGTTGGCCTCCGACCAGTGCAAGTACATCTGCATTCCGCAGTTTATGGAACACAATCCTGTGGACAATATCACCCAGATTGATGCCCGGCTGAAGCTGCTGGTGAAACTGCCGCAGATGTTGCTGGAAGACTTGCCCGGAGTGATACCCGTTATCGAAAGGGCGGTTGCGAAAGCCAGTGATTACAAGGGCTCGAGGCAAACCGAAGCGTTGTTGGAAAACGCTCGGAAGATGCTCGGCAAGTGCTCGGCAGAATCTCGCCTAGAGAATAAGAGAAATAGAGAAGAAGAGAATAAGAGAAAAAAGACTTACAAGACATATGTGCAGTCTGACGACCGCACGACCCCCAGGACGGGGGAAGTGCCACGAAGTGTCGGGAGCACGACTGGTACGACCCCCGAGACGGGGGAAGAGCCATCAAGTGCCGGTAGCACGATTGGTACGACAGGGCAGTCCGGCCCAATAACTCAAAAAGCTTCGGAAAAACCGGATGATTTGTCAGCAGACTTTGAGCAGTGGTGGACAGCCTACCCAAGGCGGGAAGGCAAGAAGGGCTACAAGCAGAAAACCTTCAACAAGTACCGGAAACTGATCCGGCAAGAGGGCTTCACCTCTGATCAACTGCTGGCCAACCTGGCAGCCTACCATCGCTACTGTGACGAAACCGGAACCACTGGCACCCAGTACGTGATGACCACGGAACCCTACCTGAACAACCCTGACAACCTGATGAATCCATGGACGGTGAATCATGCAGCACGACAACGAACGGCTGACAGACCCAGCGTACTTGACCAATTCCTCGAAGCCAACGCAGAACACTACGCCCCCGAGCCAGCCACAGGGTACGCCCCCCAAGGAGGGGGGAAGTGCCGCAGAGTGCAGGAGCGCGAACGGTATCACCCCGAAGCAGATTGCGGACCTGTTTGGGACCATGATCGGCCTGTACGGGGCGAAGTGGACACGGGAGCACGGGCTGGCGGATCGGACGGGGCAATGGCTGGACACCCTGGGCGACCTGCATCCGAATCAGCTGGCGTTGGGCATTCGCCGGGTGAAGCGGGAGGGGAGCGACTGGCCACCCTCGGCTCCGGAGTTTCGCCGGCTGTGCCAGCCGAAACCGGAGGATTTAGGGCTGCCACCGATGGCGAAGGCGTGGCAGGAAGCCAATGACGGATCCCGTTCCCCAAACCATCACTGCTGGAGTCATCGTGCAGTGTACCTGGCTGGGCGGGAGGCAGGCTGGCATGAATTGCACACTGCTGGCTCACCACAGGAATGCCGCGACGTGAAGGTGAAATTTGCCAGTGCTTATCAGGCATTGACCAACAGAGCCTTGAATGGCGAACCATTAGAAGACCAGTTGTCCATCGAGCACCAGTTCGACCCGGCCATTCACTCGAATCAGCTGGTGAGGGAGAGTATGGCTGAACAGGGCATTGACCCGTTGGATGGACAGGGTGCGCGGCAGAAACTGATGGGAATGTACAGATGAATGGGCTCAGGGATGGTGTCTGGCTGGCGGTGGTCTGGATTGTGCTGGTGATGGTGCTTTGCTGGCACTTTGTGGAGGCGATCTGATGGCGGAGCTGGCATTGCAGAAGGTCTCGGCGCAGATGTTGGTGCCGGTATCGGACGATGACCAGTTATTTGTGCAGCAGCTGAAGACCGGACAGGTGATTCGGGCAGAGTTTCGTAAAGCCCGTAACCCCTACTTTCACCGCAAGTTCTTTGCCCTGTTGAAGTTGGGATTTGATCACTTTGAGCCACAGCCGTGCCGCATGGAAGGAACCGACCAGTGGTTCACGCCGGAGAAAAACTTCGATGAGTTCCGTCGCTGGGTGACGGTGAAGGCTGGATTTTACGATGTGACCGGATACCCGGATGGAGGCGTTCGGGTCCGTGCCCGAAGCCTGAAGTTTGCCAGCATGAGTCAGGAGGCGTTTGAACAGATGTACTCCACGGCGGTAGATGTGTTGCTGGAATTTGTGTTGCATCCGGAGCGGGGTTGGAGTCGTCAGAAAGTGGACCATCTGATGGAACGGATTATTAACTTTGCGTAACAGCATGGGAGGGAATCCATGAGATACCTGTCGTTATTTTCGGGGATTGAAGCGGCGACTGTTGCCTGGCATCCGTTAGGGTGGACGCCGGTAGGATTTGCCGAAATCGAACCGTTTCCCTGTGCAGTGCTGAAGCACCACTACCCCGATGTACCCAACCTTGGCAGCGTGACGGATATCACGGAAGCCATGATCCGCAAACTCGGCCCCATTGATCTGGTGGTGTTTGGCAGCCCTTGCCAGGATCTGTCGGTGGCTGGCAAACGAAAAGGATTTGACGGTGAACGATCAGGACTCTTCTTCGCAGCAATACAGATTATTCGGTGGGCCAGAAAACACGGCAACTGCCGGTTCGCTCTGTGGGAAAACGTACCCGGCGCTTTCAGCAGTAACCAGGGCCAGGACTTTGCTGAAGTACTGCGACTACTTACTGGCACTGAGCAGTCATGTGCAGAAAAGTGGCGCTACGCTGGAGTTTCATTCGGTAAGGAAGGGCTTGTTGAATGGCGGGTGTGTGATGCTCAATTTTATGGAGTACCCCAACGTCGTCGAAGGGTCTTTGCTTTGGCAGATTTTGGAGACTGGACCTGTCGGGAGCCGATTCTATTTGAGTCCGAGAGCTTGCTCCGGGATTCTGAACCGGGCGCAGAAACGCGGGAAGACCCTACCGCTAAAGTTGGAACAGGCATTGAAGCAGGTGGCCTCAAGGGAAATCTGAGTGCTTACGATATGACGGCCTTTGGTCAGTATGGTCCTGGTAAAACATCCTCGACGTTAAAGCAGCGAGATTACAAGGATGCCACAGATCTGGTGGTGTTTGAGCCCGGTGCCATGTCACGGCTGGGTGGCCACTGGTCATCGGAGTTATCACCCTGCCTTCGTGCCCATATGGGCGATAACCATCCGACCATTGCCTTCAATCCGAAGGACGACCCGGTTCATTCCGAAACCGTGGTCATGACGTTACAGGCTCAGGGTAATGGTTTGAGTGCCGCAGTGGCGATACCGATTCATGATCAGGCCACCCGACATTCTGGCAAAAGAGGCGAGTACCAAGACGGGAAAGGCAATGGCCTGGGCATCGGACAACCTGGCGACCCGATGAACACGCTGACAGCGGGAGATAAACACGCAGTTGCCAGTACCTCCGGGAGTGAAGCCGAGTTAGCCATACGACGATTAACTCCGCTCGAATGTGAAAGATTACAGGGTTTTCCTGATGGTTACAGTGCCATCCCCTGGAAGAATAAGCCAGCTGAGGAATGCCCTGATGGCCCAAGGTACAAGGCCCTTGGTAACTCTATGGCTGTTCCGGTTATGCGCTGGATTGGAAATCGTATCCAGACCGCTCTGAATTAGGAGGCTGCCATGTACTTTTCCCTGGAGCCAGCCCTGATGCGCATCTTCGGAACACCGGAACTGATGATGAAAACCGCGAGCTGGCAGCAGGATATCAATGCAGGTTATCGCAAGACAGCGGTTGCTCCAGAGCATCGGAGTACCAGAGATGAACGACTGGGTGATGATGGTATTCGAAAGGGAGACCTGCGGGAAAGAATGCAGCAGGAACACTTTGCCATTTTGACGATTCGGTATGACGATAATCAGGCGAACCGTTCCAATGCATGGTTACGGGTGACTCATATTTTCAGGAGCGATGAACGGCTACCCAAAGCGATCCGAAAAAATCCGGTGATGCTTTCTCTTTATCTGATGTGGCTATTGCAGCATCCTGATATGCAGCAGAAGAAAGGCAAAGTTGAGATAACCGGAAAAAGCCGTAAGACTCTTTATCGCTGGCGTATTGCCTGTGAGGAAGTGTGCAATGAATGGATCCGGTGGTCAGAAGATCAGGCTGAGGAATTACTGGAAAAGGCAGGAGCTATCAAATATGAAAACTGAAGCCTTGACTAAAAATGACCCAGAAAGTACGGTAAAAGCTCATGTTGGGAAAGTTCCAGATAACGCACTTTCCATCGCTTGAATCTTTCAAAGTAACCCGGCCCTGATTGCCGGGTTTTCTTTTTTATCCCTCCAAACTGAACCACTATAAAAAAGGGGCTTCATGTTTCACTTTTCCGCTTCGTCCAGGCGACATTTGTCGACTTGTGATGAGCGGCTTCAGCGTGTCTTCAGGAAAGTAATTGAGCATTACGATTGCACGATTATTTGTGGTCATCGGGGTAAGGCTGCACAGATGCTGGCGTTTGAAAATGGTCAGTCGGAGTTGCAGTGGCCAGATAGTAATCACAATGAGCTGCCCAGCAAGGCTGTGGATGTAATGGCTTATCCCTTGGACTGGTTTGATTATCAGCGATCTGCGCACTTTGCCGGTTATGTGTTGGGGGTTGCTGAGGTTATGGGCATCAAGCTGCGTTGGGGTGGTGACTGGGATAGGGATGGTCAGCTGAAAGATCATCGGTTTAAGGATTACCCGCACTTTGAGCTGGTGGATGATTAACCTGAACCCAATGGCTGGAATTGCCAAAGCGCTGATGGGTGGGCTTGATGGCTTGTTCACGTCTGATGAAGAGCGAGCCAAAGCTGAATTGTCTTTGAGTCACCAGTTACAGCAGCCTCATATTCTTCAGGCATTGGCCAATATCGAAGGAGCAAAGCATCCATCGGTATTTGTGTCTGGTTGGCGGCCTGCCCTTGGTTGGCTCTGTGTGTTGATTCTTGCCTGGACCTGGATTGTTCGGGATCTGGTCATCATTGGTTTGATGCTTGTGGATAAGTCAGAAGTGGTTCAGCAGTTACCCACAGCCGACACCAGTACCGTGATTACTTTGCTGCTTTGTTTGCTGGGCTTGGGAGGTGCTCGAACGCTGGAGAAACTGAAAGGTGTTGCCAGGAGATAGCTATGGGTGATGAAGACCGCTTCAACCGTATAGAGCAAAAGCTGGATGGCATTACCCAGATCCTGCAGACCTTGGCCAAGCACGATGAGCGGATGGTGAACCTGGCACTGCGAGAAAAACGCAGTGAGGAACGGCTGGATGCTATCGAAAAATCGGTACTGAAAAACTCGACCATCAGCAGTGTGATTCAGTGGATTGCTGCGACCACCACGGCAGGCATTATCGCTTTTGCTATCAAACAGTTTCTCTAATCATGGCTAATCACAGTAAATACACTCCTGAGATGTGCGAGCAGGTGAAGGAGTTGATGAGCACAGGCCTGAGCAGGAAAGCTACCGCTACGGAAATGGGGATCAGCTATAACACGTTTCTGTCGTACATCGATAGGTATGAGGAATTTGCTGAAGCTGTAGCTCAGGCGGATGTGCTGGCAGAGGTGTTTTGGGAAGAGAAATACATGCAGGGAGCACTGGGTATGAACAAGGATGTTTCCCCTGCCATGCTGATTATGTATATGAAAAACCGTTACCACTGGCGGGATCGCCATGAGCAGACCGTGGTGGCGGAAAAGATACCGACGCTGGATGAATGGCTGGAAGAAAAGGACGGGTAACGCCAGCCCGGGAACGGCTGTTGACTGAGTTTCAGTTCTACGCCAGCAAGTGCCTGAAGATCCGCACCAAGAATGCCAGGGTGATTCCCTTTCAGTTGAACAAGGCTCAGCTCTATCTGGATAGCCGGATTGAGGATCAGCGTCAACGTACCGGCAAGGTAAGAATTGTGGTGCTAAAGGGCAGGCAGCAGGGCTGCTCCACCTATACTGAAGGCCGGTTTTACTGGCTGGTGAGCAATCGCAAGGGATTAAGGGCCTATATCTTGACCCATGAGGCTGATGCCACCGCCAATTTGTTTGATATGGTGCAGCGGTATCATGAAAATCAGCCACCGTTTACCCAGAGGGAACTGAAAAACAAAAGCTCCAAGTTACTGGAATTTTTCCATGACTCCGGGTATCGGGTGGGTACCGCTGGTAATAAGGGAGCCGGACGTTCATCCACAGCACAACTATTCCACGGATCGGAAGTGGCGTTCTGGCCCAATGCAGATGAACACCTGGCGGGTGTATTACAGGCAGTACCCAATGAAAATAATACCGAAGTTATTCTGGAGAGCACTGCTAACGGCGTCGGTGGTGTGTTTTATGATTATGTTATGGACGCTGATGCTGGGCGCGGTGATTTTGAACTGGTGTTTATACCTTGGTTCTGGCAGGACGAGTGCCGTACCAAAGTCCCGGACGACTTCACGACAGACACCGACGAACGATACCTGAAGCAGGCTTATGACCTGGATGACGAACAGCTTCAGTGGCGCCGCCAGAAGATTTATGAGCTGAAGTCGGAAGACAAGTTCAAACAGGAATACCCCTGCAATATTCAGGAGGCGTTTCTCTTCTCTGGTCGACCGGTATTTGATCCTAAGCATACCGAAGCAGCTAAACAGGAATGTTATTCGTCCAAGTGGCAGTGTGAGCTGACACCTAATGGTTTAAACCGGAAGAAACCAGGGCTGCTGAAAATCTGGTACCCAGTGGAGGGGAGTCAGCAGTATGTGATCGGCTGCGATGTGGCGGAAGGATTGGCGCCGATCAATGACAAACACAAGCATGGCGATTATTCATCCATCGACGTATTGGACCGTTCTGGTTATCAAGTTGCCCACTGGTCTGGCCATGTGGCACCGGACGACTTGGGGAAGATGCTGAATCACTTGGGGCGCTATTACAACAATGCCTTGATCGGCGTAGAAAGAAACAACCACGGTCTGACCACCATCTCCAAACTGAAAGACCTGAAATACCCCAATCTCTATATGGAAACTACGGTGGATCAGCGCACCCAGAAACGCACTAAACGGATTGGCTGGCTTACTACGACCAAATCAAAACCATTAATGATTGATCATCTGGCTGCATTGCTCAGGGATGGCGATGCGGGGATCTGCAGCGTAGAGACGGTAAAGGAGTGCCAGACCTACGTGATTGAAGACAACGGTGCCACTAATGCCCAGGAAGGTTGCTTCGATGATCGGGTGATCAGTTATGCCATCGCCCAGCAGATGGTTCTGAAGTTGCCCCGCAGGAAGATCAATATCAATGAGCTGAAATATAGGGCTCCAGGGAAATCGGCATACTGATGGAACGGACAATCATTCTTTTTACTCAGCAGGTGGTGGGGAGCTGGCCAGCCATTATGGCCGGTCATCGTTTTGAGTGGCAGCGACGCAGAGGCAAGAAGGTCAGGTAATGGAGCACGGACTGGTGATGGTTGCCACCCCGGATGAGGTGACTCAGGCAGAACTGGACAACGAGCGTCGTGAACAAGCGGTACGTGATGCCTTTGCTTCAGATCTCTACAGCCGTTGGCAGGGTTATCGGGAAGCACGACGGGAAGTGGAAGACGAGTGGCTGGATGCGCTGCGGGCGGTAAAGGGTGAATACGGTCCCGAGCAAGAAAAGGTGATGGAAGAGCAGCAGGCCTTGAGCCGGGTGTTTATCAAGATCACTGCCACCAAAGTCAATGCTGCCTACTCCCGACTTATTGATCTGCTGTTTCAGAATGTGGATAGCTTCTGGGATATTGTTCCCAGTCCACTGTCTGATATTCCCGCGTCCATTAAGCAGCAGATCCGGATGATGGCAATTCAGGAGCTGTTGCCTTATAGACTTGATCCCCGAACCCGAAACCAACTCATCCAGGAACGTAACGATGAAATGGAGCGGGAACTGCTGGCGGAAGCATTGGAAAAGGCCAATACCGCTGCCATGAAGATGAAGCGGTTAATCAAGGACTACCTGATCAATGCCAACGCACTCACCGAAATCAAAAAAATGGTTCGTGAGCAGGTAACCCTGGGAACTGGCTGCATCAAGGTAGCGACTCTGAATATTCGGAATCATGAGAAGTGGGAAAGTGAAGGTGATGAATGGAAACTCAACGAGCATCAGAGCATCGAGCCGGATATTGAATGGGCCAGTGTCTTTGACCTATTCCCCGATCCCTATTCCCATGATCCCGGCAAACCAAATGATCTGTTTCGACGCCATGTGCTGACCAAACATGAGTTCAGAGAATTAGCAGGCAGCCCTGGTTTTGAGACCGATACCATTCACGCCATTCTGATGGAGTCTCCCCAGGGAAACCATGTACCCGAAGATTACGAACGGGAACTGCGCAATATCAACAACAATGATGAGCAGTATGTTACACCCCAGCGCTTTGATGTGCTGGAGTACTGGGGGCCGGTGGATGGCCATCAGCTGATGGAGTATGGCGTTACCGATATTGATGAACAGGCAGAGTACCAGGCCAATATCTGGATCTGCGATGGCCGGATGATTATGGCCAGACTCAACCCACTGAAACCGGAAGCGATCCCCTACAAGTTTGTTCCCTATGAAAGTGTGCTGCACCGGTTCTGGGGCATCGGCATCCCCTATATGATGAACGACAGTCAGGATGTAATGAACTCCACTGGCAGAGCCCTGCTGGATAACGCAGCCCTGACCGCTGGCCCCATGTTCCAGATGGATGTGAGCAAATTTCCGGAAGGCATGAGCCTCGAAGATGCCAAGAAAATCTATCCCTATCGACTCTGGTTTTATGATGGAGAGGCCGGAGAAGGCCCGATGATTCAGGCCATCAATATCCAGAGCAACCAGAAGGATCTGTCTGGCATCTTTGAAATGTTCCGGAGGTTTGCGGATGAAGAAACATCGCTCCCCAGTTATACCCACGGTGAACAGACTCAGAGCCTGAACAAAACCGCCAGCGGCATGAGCATGCTGATGACCGCTGCCAACGTGGCTCTGAAAAGCGTGGTGAAAAATATAGACGACTACGCAACTGTTCCCCTGATCGACAGTCTGTTTAATTTCGCTATGCGTTGGAGTGATAGCGAAGATGCCAAGCGGGGTGATCTGGATGTGGTGGCCATGGGCAGTGCTGCGCTGGTTGCCAAAGAGCTGCAGTCAGAACGGATGATGAATGCTCTGAACGTCAGTATGAATCCGGTGTTGGGTCCCATGACTGACCATCGCTATCTGTATAACGAATACCTGAAATCCCTGGATATTGATCCGGATAAAGCCCTGAGACCCGAGGAAGAACTCTATGCCCAATCCCATGCACCTGAAGTCGCAGGAAGCGGAAGCCGTTCTGACGGTGAGCAATCGTCCGGAGTACGAATTGGTGGAAGAGTATCTTCTGCGCCGACGCAAGTTGCTGCTGGAGAAACTGGCAACGTGCCAGGATTCAACCAATTTGCGCGTCCTGCAGGGTAGAGTGCAGGAGTTGGATGACATTATCGCCTTGCAGCTCAGGGCAGCGACGTATTTGAAACAGCAGTAAAAACTAATCCGCTTCGGCGGTTTTTTTATGCCCAGGGATGGGCGGTATGCCGGTAACGCATGGAGCGGTTACCGGTGAATGCCTGAAATATGTGGATAAGCCCAGGCCCCACAAGATCAGGCTAAACCAGATGTGGACAAGCCTCAGCGCCCCACAGGGAGAGTGAAGATGGCCATTGATGCCGAAAAGCTGGATCAGGAAACGGATGCCGAACTGGCAGCCTTGATGGGTCTGAAAACGGAAGCCCCTGCAGCTTTTGCACAGCAAGAAGACGAGCAGGACAAGCAGACCGACCAGAACCCGCCCGCTGATGAGTTACCCCCGCCACCTGCACCGGAGCCGGAAGCTATTGACCAAGAGTCAGAGCCGCCTGCCCCCACATCTCGTGAAGAGAGCGGTGAAGACTGGCAGGACAAGTACACCAAGGCGGAAGAGTCCCGCAAGAATGCTCATGCACTGATGACTCGGGCGACGCAAAAAGCCGCTGATCTGGAGCGCAGCAATATGGAGCTTCAGCAACAGATGGCTTTGCTGCAGGCCAAAGTGGACCTGCTCAGTCAGCAGAGTCTGAGTCAGCCGAACCAACCCAATAGTGAACCAGAGCCGTCTGATCAGTTTCAGGAACTCCGTAAGGACTATCAGGAGCTGGACCCGGTGTTTAACAAGCTGGATGAGTCGGAACAGCTCAACCGGAAACTGGAGCAGCGGCTGGTGGCTATTGAGAAGGCACGGCAGGAGCAGGAGGCGGAGCAGGCCCGGCAGGCATTCTGGAGCAAGTTGCGCAGTCTTCATCCTGACGTGGAGCAGCTCTCTGCCAGTGAGGACTTTAAAGGCTGGTTTGCACGACAAACGGCTGATGTTCAGGAGTTGAGTCGTGTTAGCCCATTGGGGGCAGCGCAGGTCATGAGTCTCTATAAAGAGGCTGCCGGTCTGAATAAGCCTGCGCCCAAACCTGCACCTGATCCAGCGCAAAAAATGCAGCAGGCAAAACAGATGAGCGAACCGCCAGTGCGGTCCCGCTCAACACCGACCACTCAGGGTCGTCAACCCGCTATGACACTGGAACAGATAGCGGCCATGCCGCAGAAAGAGTTTGATGCCAACGAGGAAAAACTCGATGAGGTTCTGGCCCAGTGGATTAAGCAGGGAGGTCGGCTCTAACCGTTTCTCGAAAGAGATTCAAAGGATCTGAATCATGGCAACGACCACGTTTCCGAAAGTTGAAACAATATAATTTACTCAACACAGGATTATTGATACGTTAAAAACAACGAGAGGTCATTATGGAACAACAAATACAATGTTATTCATATAACAGGATATCGACCATTGGGGTGCAAAGAAGGGGTGATGGTATCCCAAGACAGTTGCGTCTGAGCCATGAATTTGCTGAACAAAAAGGCTGGGTAATGAATACCGATTTCAGCCTGATCGATATTGGAAAGTCGGCATATCATGGCAGGAATCTGGATGACAACGCTGCCCTTGGTCAATTTATTCATGCCCTGGAAAATGGATTAATTCAAAAGCCGGCAGTTCTGCTGATTGAAAGTCTGGATCGATTGAGCCGGGAGCGAATACCAAAAGCATTGCAGTTGTTCCTGACCATTATTAACTATGGCGTTTCTATTTGTACTCATTTTGATGGTCAGATTTTTAGCGAAGACCGGGTGCAAACCGATCCCTCTCCGTTAATGCTGGCAATTTGTATTATGGCCAGAGCCCATGAAGAAAGTGCAACCAAGTCAAGGCGGAAAAAAGAGAGCTGGAAGAAAGCCAGGGAAAAAATTAAAAACGGCATCATTGCTCATAATGCGCATTCCGGAGCATTCGGCCACCCATTCCACTAACATCCGGCCACTGATTCCGGAAGTATCCGGCCACCAATTCCGGAAACATCCGGCCACCCCCCATTGGAGAGCAGCGACGCATCGGTTTGCAGCTTAGGACGTAGGTTCGGACTTCGCCAGTTTTGCTTGTTTCTTGCGCAGTGACTCACCCTTTAAAGGAACGCGGTGAGCGTTATGAATCAGCCGGTCCAGAATCGCATCTGCCAGTGTTGGATCACCGATCAGTTCATGCCAGTGATCAACCGGCATCTGGCTGGTAATCAGCGTGCTCTTGAGGTTGTGCCGGTCTTCAAACAGCTCCAGCAAATCTCGCCTCTGACTCTCGTTTAAGGGGGCAAGCCCCCAGTCATCCAGAAGGAGCAGGTCGGTTTTGGCCACCGTCGTCATGATCTTCAGGTAACGACCATCAGCACGGGCAAGGCTCAGGTCCTGAAGCAGTCTTGGCAGCCTCTGGTACTGGACTGTATAACCATCACGGCAGGCTTTCTGTGCCAGGGCACAGGCCAGCCAGGTTTTACCAACCCCGGTTGGTCCGGTGATAATGACGTTTTGATGATCCTTTATCCAGCCACTGCCCAGTAACTGTTGAAACTGCTCACGCTTGAGACCGCGAGGGTGGCGGAAGTCAATGTCTTCCATACAGGCATGCTGCCTTAGTCGTGCATTTTTTAAACGGGTTTTCAAGCGCCGGTTATCACGGACAGTCATTTCCCGATCAACCATCAGCCCCAACCGTTCATCAAACGACATTTGTTCTATGTCTGGACTGTTTAATTGCTCATTAAGTGCTTCATACATGCCGGATAGTTTCAGCGTTTGCAGTTTTTCTAATGTTGGATTCAATAACATGGTTCTGGTTCCTTTCTCTATTATTCGTGATGGATTAGTTGAAGTAGTCAGAGCCACGAAGGTTCTCATGATGATCCGGCAATGCAGGTTCCGGTTCCAGTTGCGGCAGCGGTTGTTGATCCAGGTTGTGCTTCAGGATTGATTCGAGACTGCGATAAGAGCAGGCATCAGTATACAGTGCACGACGACAGGCGTTTTCAAGGCGGGCACCACCATAACTTTTTCCCAGCCTCATGATGCCAAGGCAGCTGCGATAACCCTGTTGCGGATAGCGACGGTCTGAGAGGATTCGTCGTATCACTGCTTCTGTTTCAGGCCCTGTTTGGGCAGCCCAGTTCTGGAGTCTCTCAGGTGTCCACTCGGCATGCTGTCTGTGCTTTTCCGGCATGTGTTCAGGCTGAGTGCTATACCGGCCTTTCTGGTACAACCGTTGATGACTGGCGACCCGTTTACCCTGGTAAAAGCACTCAACCGTATTCTGGGTGAAGCGAACAGAGAGTTGCTTTTTGGCCAGTTGGTAAGGCACGGAGTAGTAATGGCCGTCTACTGACACATGGTAATCAATGTGTACCCGGGCCTCTATCCACTCAGCGTATTGATAACGCTCTGCAGGTAAAGGCTTGAGTGCCGGTTTGTCCAGCTCCTCAAACAGTGAACGACGACTACCTTGTAGTTTCTGGAACGGTTTGTTATTCAGCTCATCCAGCAGGCTTCGAATCGCTTTGTTCAGTGCCGGTAGGGTAAAGAATGTCTGGTTACGCAGGCTGGCCAGTATCCAGCGTTCGACCACCTGTACGGCAGATTCAACCTTGGCCTTATCCTGAGGTTTCCTGACCCGGGCGGGAACAACGGCTACCTGATAAT